TTCGAAGCCAGTTAAGAGGGGTGGCTGATCTGAAATTCTTCATGTTCAGACTGGCTAGGCTATACGCTTAAAAGAAAGCTTACCAACCAGGAAAATCCGCTGACCCCTAAAACAGAAGACACTCTATGATTACCAATCAAGATTAAACATGCTGCTAGAATATAATAACAGCAGGCACCTGCCTATTATGTATATGTATCAATTCGACCAAGCATATATAAGCGACTTTTTGGATTATATCTTATTAGACCGTGATGCCAGTGCCCGGACACGGAATAACTATCGCACCTGGTTATCTACCTTCTGTACCTGGCTGAAGGAAAAAAAATATATCGAGGACAACCCGACCGATAAAATCCGCTCTTTAGCGGAAGAAACGAAATTCCGCTCCGCACTTACGAAAGAGGATCTTGCACAATTACATGAATATCTGAAAGAGACCAACAAACACTTTTTATTAGCCTGTCAAATGGAATATTATACCTTTATCCGTCCGGACGAGCTAAGCAATATCCGATTAGGAGACATTAAAATCAAGGAGCAAAAAGTTTTTGTATCATCCACTATCAGCAAGAACCGACGCGACGGAATGGTCGGATTGAATGACAGTTTGGTCAAACTGATGATTGAATTAGACATCTTTAGGAACAGTTCAGACTATTACCTTTTTGGCAAGGATTTCAAACCCTCTATTCAAAAAGCAGACTCACGCATTTTTCGAGAATACTTCAACAAAGTACGAGCTTTTTTGCGATACCCGAAAAACTATCAGTTTTACAGTCTAAAGGACTCCGGCATCCGTGATCTAGCAAATGCCGAAGGCATCGTGATAGCCCGTGATCAGGCACGTCATGCGGATATCAGCACCACCAACAAATATCTGAAAGGAGATAATATGACCGTACATGAAGAAACCAAGCATTTTGAAGGAAACTTATAAAAAGAAGGTTAATACATAGTAAAATTACTATGTATTATTTGCACATAATAAATTTACTATGTATCTTTACAATGTCAATAAAACAAGAACCATGAATGAAAAAGAAGAAATTTCAGCCTTACTCCATCGTTTAACACAGTTAAAAATGGAGTTGAAGATGACAGAGTTCACTTTCAAAAACAACAAAAAGTTAACAGAACAACAAGTAAATTCCATTCTAGATGAAAAATTAAGAATAGAAAAATTCATCCGGATTCTGGAAAACAGATTGAAAGAGTTAGAAAATTAATTGTTAAACCAGTCCCCTTAAACAAGGGGACACAACCCTATATAATATGTCAGACATCAAAAAAGAATTGAAGGAACTGGAAGAGATCATGCATTCAACAGATGAAGACAGAGAACAAAAATTCGAAAAGAAGTTTCTCTACATCCGAGAACATTACACCAGCGAAGAAGATAATGAGGCTATTTATAACTTTACCCTAAACGGATACAAACAAATCAATAATGAACTGGAAAACATGACTCGCTATTTGGAACTCCAGAATCAGATCAAAAGCGTAAAAGAAATAATACCTGTCTCATATATCGCCCGGAACTATTTCGGGAAAAGTGCCGCTTGGTTGCAACAACGTCTTTACGGTTATAAAGTAAGAGGTAAGGTATATACCCTTAACGAAAAGGATATCAAGACCTTAAACCTCGCACTACAGGATATTAGCAAAAAGATTGGTTCACTTACCATCGCACTGTGATGGTCTGTTTTATTGACACGATCCCCGTAGTTGAACCGCTACGGGGATTTTCTATTCTAGTCAATTCTATAAAATATACCTTTCATCACCTTGTTTATCCCGTTCACATCTATCTCCGCCTCTATTTTCTCACACAAATATTGCTTGTTACCAATTAAGAACACTTTATTCACATCCGGCAGTTTATCCGTAATGAACTGAATAGTATAAGGAATATCGGAATGAAACAGGTTAAGTGATGACAATTTGTTGCCGATACTATCCGGACATACATCATTCAAGCTCAACGAATAAGGCATAAGTGTTGATACCAGCCCTTCAGGTCTTTGTTGGTAATCGGTAAACGGATAAGCATAATCAAATGATTGCCCGTTAACGGTATGGCGGTTGAATATACCGGTATTGATCGCAACCTCCATAATATCACTCTTTTTTTGCTTCTCCTGCAATTCCACATTACCTTCAATAGCCTCCTGGATATTGAAGGCACTCTGCTCGTAACCCACTTTATGAAAGCTCACGACCGGGATATTAAAAAACAAGGGAGTGTCTGTGCGCACATAATCAAAATTATGTGAAAGAAAAGTGTAAGTACCTATATTGTATTGTACTATTTTGGCCGGAACGATCCGCAAAGAGGAGCTCGTTTCTGATTCCGGATTCCGAATCAAGTCAGCATATAAGTTGACTTCACGAAGACTGTTTTTATCACCCTCATTATAATTAATGTAATACCGCCTGCCAACCACAAAGAGCGTCTTTTTTCTGTTCTCATCAGACATGGCGTTATAAGCTTGCACCAGTTCGTCGTAAGTATTGTATTCAGTCTTTTGAGCCGCCTCTATCAATTCCCTATCCAACCGTAAGAAGCCATCATCAGTCACAGACGACAAATCATAACTGACATTGCCGGAACTGATATCTTTATCGTCTTTTTTATCTTCAATCTCCACAGAAAACTCATGAAGTACAGCGTCTTCATTAATCACCTCTTTATCAGAAAAAGAAAAATAATCATTTAATTTGGCGAAACGAACCACTTTTGTATGTTCATCCACAATAGTAATCACACCCAAAAACTTCTCCAATTCATCAAAGAATTCTGAAACCGTCCAATGTGGGAGCGCACTGGATATTCCTAATGACGCCACCGCACTACAGACATACACATTACGCAAAAAATTATTATCGAAAAAAGAGGTATCAAACGTGTAACCAAAATGCTCCACTATTTTTGTAATCACAGTCATTAAATAAGGCTGAATACATGTACGCAAGAACTCCGGACAAGGAAGAAATCGGTTAGAGCCATCTTCGTATTGAGCATTATTATTCAAATTCTCCGGATTCACATCCTGATAGAAAACAGGAAGCCAGACAGATTCAACCTGATCAACCGATCCATAATAATCAACCATTTCAGAAGCCGGCAAAAATCCTCCAATGGGACGACCTACAACCGGTGTCCAATCACTACCTAAATCCAACTCATCCACATAGATATCATCATTGGTCAGCAAATTAAACTCCGCATTTCCGGACACCAGCTGCACTTTAACCCGTGTTTCTTCTACAGACATCAATACGGCACTGCCGGATAACAAACATCTGGCATCAACCATAAGGACGGCCGTCAAGATGGTTTTCTTCTTGGTCACATCGAGCCGGTTAATATGACCAAAAATCGCGTAATTGGCCGACATTGGAAGTTCTATATCCAATGAATAGTTGGAACTGCGTGTAAAATACGGATTCTCAGAAGCCAACGTAAAATAAAAATCTTCTGACAATACAGCCAGTTGCCCGTTTATATATAATTCCGTCATAACTTATTGCGTGATTTATTGTTATTTAAACGATTGTATTCTTTTTGCGCCTGATTAATGCCATGTTTGCCTGTAACATATGTTTCAGCCACCAACGGTTCTTGAAGGCGAGACTTAACTTTTTTCATTGTCTCAGTACATTCAACCACCAGACGATACAGTTCCAAATCCACCTCGGTTCCACCTTCGGATACCGGAACCACAGCAGACGGAGCAACCACAGCCGACACATCGCTAGCAGTCAGGCTGCCCACTGTATTGGTACGCTGCGCATGATCAATCAAATTAAGTACGGGACGAATAGCCGGGTTTGCCACCGCAAAACGGTTGGCAACAAATTCATTGGAATGTACAATACCCTGAGGGCGATCCCATTCACCGGAGCCTGTGAAGCCTCCAGTATAGAAATTACCAATCATCCCCTTAACTGCTGCAAATGCAACTTTGATGGCCGCAATCTGGGCAGCCGCTTTCGCTATACCGATAAAAGACAAAGGAGCAGTAGCCGCTGCATTTTTGGCTGTGATTTCAACAGCTGCGATTTCAATAACTTTCTCCAAGGCATCAACCGCCATTAGCAGGGTCTCACGGAGAAAACTCTTCATTGTCAGTTCTCCATTAGCAATCATTTCACCTAAAGTCTGCCCATAATCCTCAGCTATCCCCTTAGCCATATCCGTATATTTTTGGGCCAAGGCCCTTTCTTTATCCTGAACCTCTTTTCTTTTTTGGTATTCCCGTTCATCCTCCTTCAACCTGTTAGCGTTAATTTGCTTTTGGAAGTCTGCTTTTTGTTGTTCTGTTAATTGATAATTGGCCAGCATATCGCTATAATAACCGTATTCCAAATCAGACAAAAGCCGAAGATAATCTTCTTCAGATGTCAGGTTTTGATAATGATAACGGGCAGCCGCTTCAATATCTAACTGATATCGCTTTTCTCTAGCTGTCAAAGCACGTTGCTGTGCCTCTTTATACTCTTTATCATCTTCTTGCCTGCAACGCTCTTTGAATTTAATTTGTGCATCTAAAATCTTTTGATTGATTTTTTCAATCTCATCTGGCTCCATACCAGCAATATCTAGCTGTCTGTTCAAATGCTGCATCTCCAAATCTTCAACCAACCGGGCATACTCTTCTTGCGTCATCAAGTCACTGTCAATATACAATTGCTTGAGATGTGCCAATTCAGAAAAATATTCTTTTTCCTCCTTAACCAACGCATCTTTTTTCGCTTTTGACCTCTCCCCTTCTGTTAAAGTGCCACCTCCATTTTTTTTACCATCGGTTTTTACTACATCGGGCTGAATGTCGCTAGCTGCAATTTCAGCATTAACATCTTTAATGGCCTGATTTAACTGATCAAGACGAGCCTGAGTCTTATTCAGTTCTTGGTTGGCTATCGTGAGCCGGCTACGTGCTTGCTGAGTAGACGCATCTGTAGCTTTAGCCAACGCTCTTGTACCTTGTGTGCCCAAATTAGTAGTCCGAGCCGATGCCATAAACTGTGCCGAATTAAAATTGGCATTAGCTCGCTTCACCTCTTCTTGTTGTTTTCTCTTCAGCTTCTCCGTCTTGCGTTGTTCCTGATACAGTCCTGCCAACTCTTCTCTAGCCGCCTCCAGTTTGACTTGTTTCTCCAATTGCACCAAATAGTCTTTGATAGCACCTGTATTGTCATTCATCAACTTGCCCTCTTCATTCAGCATACCGTTGTAACCCGGAACGATTTTTTTCAATTCATCAATACAGCGACGGCGTTCATCATAGGAGAAATTCTGATTATGAATCACATTTGTCAGCAATCTAATTTTTGACTCCTGCTCGCCATATTTATCATTCAAATCATTACTAATGCGCAACATTGATTTCTGACTTTCTGTAACCCTGTTTTGCTCTCTTTTTAAATCAATCAGCCTACCGATTAAAGCTGCTACCCCTACCGCTAAAAAAGCATAAGGATTTGCCTTAACAAACTTACCTAGAGAAAGCAGCGATGCAACGATTTTTTCATTCCAAACCACCTGTAATTTCGCCCAGGCAACATCCGTTTTTTTATAAGCGATCAAAGCAAGCAATGTCACACAGGTACTTGCTAACGCACCCTTGTATTTAACCAACCAATCAATCAATGCCGGAGCCATACTAAGTAATTTAGTAGTCCATCCCGTCAACATATTGAGAGAGGGATTTAATTTTTCCATTAATTCAATGCCTGTCTCTCTTATTTTATTCTTCAGCTGAGCCAAACGCGCCTCGTTGGTTTCAGAGTTAATTGCCGCCTGTTCCATGGCCACGTTAGTACCGGTCACCGCCTTAGTATAATATTCAACTTTGTCAGCACCGTCTATCAAGGTCTGTGCTACCGTGTAGGTTTCTGCACCAAAACGTTTCACGATTTCTCCTGTAGATAGTTTTTGTAAGTTCTTCAGAGCCGTTTGCAAGCCCACTATCTTGGGATTTGTCTCATCTGCTCCCGTCTGTAGGCGAAGGAAAAACATCTTCAGTCCAGTACCAGCCACCTCATTCACAATCCCTTTCTCTGCTAGAGTCTCGATGCTACCTACCAATTGCTCAATGGGAACATTAGCCGTAGAAGCGGAAACACCAGCTTTAGTGACGGCTGCCGTAATGCTCTGTACAGCTGCGGAACCGTATTTGGACCCCGCAGCCATCACATTGGCATAGTCGGCCGCCTTCTCGGATGATGCCCCATATTGGTTCATTGATAACGTAACCGCATCAACCGCTTCTTTTAAATCCATCTTGGCAGCCTTGGACAAACGCATCGCCTCAATGGTCACGGCATTCAACGCCTCTTTATTACCCAACAAATCCGGTTTGGCAGACCCTACCAACATATATGCCTCAAGAATCTCTTTACTGGACTGAGTAACCCGAAGTCCAGACTTGTGCATCGAAGTAGACAATATCTCGGCCTGTCGGGCAAGCCACTGAATGGATACATCATCCAACCCGGTAAGAGCCTTCAGATTGGCTGCCGACGCCTCTTTATCATCACGGTCTTTGCGCATTTTGTTCAACGTCATGGATATACCGGTAATGGCAGCTATACCGGATGCCGCCAACGCCCCCCATTTGGCAAATCCATTATTAAAACGCGTCAACCACCCCTCAGATTCTTTAATTTCATCATTTACTTTACGAATCTCCGCATTGACCAACTTGAGTTGTGCCTGGTACTTCTTCCATTCTTCAGAACCTCGGGCTATGTGACCGGAGTTCAACTTAGCATTGATATCTTTCAACAGCCGTCGAAGTTCTTTTGGAGTGGCCAAACCAATATTGTTCATAGCCGCATCAATATTCCGAGCGTTATCCCTCATAGCACGCAATGTTGTATTGGTCTCTTTCAGTTCTTTTTGTAACTGCTTGACTTTTTTGGTATCACCCGCATTTTGGGCTTCAACAATTCTGGCTTTTAAAGAGAGCGCATGTTGTTCCATCAATTGCATCTCTTTTCTAGCCTGCTCCCCATTCACCTGGAGTTCAACGGTCGCTTTTTCATGTATAGCCATCTTTTTTTATTTCAAAAATAAGGTTATAAAAACAGCCGGTAAAAGACAAGAAAAACCCGACTCATCACGAGCCGGGGCAGTCCAATTTATAAATTTAAAGTCTTATGATGAAGATTGTCTGTTGCGCCAATGTTTTACTATCAGCACAACAACAATCAAAACGGTTACACAAACACAGGCAAAACCTATTTGTTTAAGCAAAGTGGATTCTTTTTTATCCTTTACCCCTTCAGTCTTGGTTTCTTCATGTTTGGTGGAAGTGGCTTCCTTGTCAACTTTCACCTCCGTACTATCTTTGGTTGCAGTTTCCTTCCTTTTATTCTTGCTGAAATCACCTTCCACATGACCGTCTGCCAATAACGGAGGTTTCCCGGTCAGGCTATCGGGTGGTTTTCGGGTATCATAGATACAGAAATCAATCACATAGTTACTATTAGTAGTAATGAGTTCGCTCAAAGAGGTACTTGATCCGTGTACGATGTTGACAGATTCACTGGCGCTATCTTTGCTGATTACTTCTACATCGGACTTGACAGCCTTATGCGAGCTGCCACATGATCCGAACAGCAGGAACAGACACATGAAGGGAGCCAGTAATATATGCCGGCTTACCCAGTTCATAACTCTAACCAACATAAGAGATATCATTTATGCGGTTCATCCACCCTCTCTTAAATTTATTATTGGTCGGACGCTTGCGGCATATATCCTCAATAAAGTCGAACCGGGCAATCTTAATCATGTCGAACAACTCACGCGGGTTCTTGGCATTTACAGCGGCAATGGTCTTGGGACCTACAATGCCATCCACCGTAACACCAAGCAAGCGTTGAGGAATCTTAATTCCGTGCGCACCGGATGCCCACACCCAATCAACCAATATATTAGCAACTGATTGCGATTTAATCTCGTCAGCTTTCCATCTGTCCCAATAATGCGGCTTGAGTACACGATTAACAACATCTTCACGGGTAAGTAGGTGTAAATCATCCACATCTATATCACCGTCACCATCCTTGTCATAGCCGCACGATTTCCATGTGCCGATAGTCACGCCCATATTGGTAGCTCCTCCCAAATCGTCAGGGTCATTTACAAAACCGCCTTCCCACTTTAGGATAAACGGTGCAAGTTTTCTTACGTCAGCCATACTACTCATTAATTATAATTATTCGATTTTATTTTCTTTGAATTCCGGCAGGATATATTGTATGTTAACCGCTGCTTCATGCAAGACCTTATGAAGTTCATCTTCATTCAAATCCGTTTCATCTGTAAACTCACAAAAGATATTTCCAACCCAATCTTGAGATGAATTAAGCCGTTTAATAGCCACGCTGTTGCATCCATTTGTTGATAATAGAGATTTGGCAACCTTATCCTTAACCTGGTTATCAATATCTGAGTAGAACATGAAAAGATTCTTTGCGAGAGTTTCTGCAAAAACGGCCACTTCACTCATGGGAAGTGATTGGATGTTTTCACGCATTCCGGCTATACCTTTTCGTTTTACCTCGAACTGCACCGAAAGAAAAGCTATATGCCCCAAAGGATGGGGTTGTACGATATATACCCTGTCTGCTTTCGTTTCATAAAGTACACGCCACAGCTCACCGAACACCTTGGCGGAGTTCTCACTGCGGTGGTAACTTCTTTTTTCCTCCTCTTTTTTAAAATATTCCACTTTTAAATCAGTCAGTTTGTTTTTAGTATACTGATTATAGGCGAAATAAGCTGCCAGCAATGTTCCGGCAGCACTAATAATGTTTGCAATATCTATTTCCATCACATTCACCGTTTAATTGTTATATGATAAATTATTCATCCTGTTTCTTTATTCTTTAGCTACTATGTTTTTTGAGAAAGCTGGCAGTTTTTCCAAAAAATGTATTGTCAATATGGTTTGTTTTACTATTTTTGTCAATTGTCTTTTAGGACTGTGACGGTTCATCCATGATCCTTCCGCCATATTGAAAGTCCTATAAAGAAAATGTGGATCTATATTTACCAAATTGTTTAATCTTACTGTCCTGTTATCATTAGTCAGTATGATTTGATTATCCCGGTTGTCTGAGAAGATTGCCGGGATTTTTATATATATGCAAAATAAATCCATATCCATATTGCTTACTATTCATATTTCACTATCTTTGTCAAGACTTTGTTAACCTGATTCTTTCAAAACTAGTATTGGACTTAACTTCCCCCC